TTACGGATGTTTTATATTCCGAATCAAAAGGGGTATGTTGGGCAAGAAATCAAGTCCAACAACTTTATGGTGGTGAAGATTATACATTACAAATCGATTCTCATATGAGATTTGAAAAAAATTGGGATGAGACTTTTATTAAAATGATAAAACAATTACAAAAAAAAGGGTTTGAAAAACCTCTTTTAACTGGTTATGTTTCATCTTTTAATCCGGAAAATGACCCTGAACAAAGAATTAGAGAACCTTGGAGAATGGCGTTTGATAGATTTATTCCAGAAGGAGCGGTGTTTTTCTTACCAGAATCAATCCCAGGATGGCAAGATTTAAAAGAACCAGTACCCGCTAGATTTTATTCTGCTCATTTCTGTTTCACATTAGGAAAATTTTCTGTGGAAGTACAACATGACCCAGAATTTTATTTTCATGGAGAAGAAATTTCAATTGCGGTTAGAGCTTTTACTCACGGATACGATTTATTTCATCCGCACAAAGTTGCAATTTGGCACGAATATACAAGAAAAGGAAGAACAAAACAATGGGACGATGATAAAGAATGGGGAATAAAAAATAGTACATCACATAAAAAAAACAGACAACTTTTTGGTATGGATGGTGAAGAAATTACAATGGATTTTAGTAAATATGGATTTGGTACTGAAAGAAGTTTAAAAGATTATGAAATATATTCAGGTTTATTATTTTCAAAAAGAGCAATACAACAACATACATTAGATAAAAATTACCCACCAAACCCAACTATTTACGAAACGGAAGAAGAGTGGATTAATAGTTTTTCAAGTATTTTTAAACATTGTGTAGATATTGGATTTCATCAAGTCCCTGAAAAAGATTATGACTTTTGGGTTGTTGCTTTTCATACTGAAAAAGATGAAACAATTTTTAGAAAAGACGCTGATGTAAATGAAATTAAACGTATGATGAACGACCCCGATAATTACTGTAAAGTATGGAGGGAGTTCCCAACAACTCAAAAACCAAAATATTGGGTGGTTTGGCCTCATTCAGAATCAAAAGGGTGGTGTGACAGAATTACAGGTAATTTATAATGAATAAAAAAATAACATATCTACATCTTAATTAAGATTAAATTATGAAAAAAATTGCATTTCACAGTAATCAATTAAGTATAAGAGGTACCGAAGTTGCCCTATTTCAATATGCAAAATATAATGAAGAAATTTTAGGTAATAAAAGTGTTATCTTCACATTTCCCAATAAAGACATGGGAGCATTTGAAAAATTTAAAGAAAGATTTGAGGTTGTTGTTATGGAATGGTGGGATTACGAACATTATTTGGTAGAAAACAATTTTGATTATTTATACCTTATTAAAATGGGAGCTAATGATGGGTATTGTTTAACAAAAATCCCAACATTAGTTCATGCGGTTTTTAGATTTAACGAACCACACGGACACAAATATTTTTATGTGTCGGATTGGTTGGCCAAAGACCAAGGATATAATCCTGAAACACATTCCTTACCACATATTTGTGAAAAATTACCAACATCGGAATATAATTTTAGAGAAAAAAATAACATACCATTAAACGCCACCGTTTTTGGTGGGTACGGAGGGTCAACTGAATTTAACATTGAGTCGGTTAAAAACGCGATACGAAATGTAGTACGAAAACGTGATGATGTTTATTTTGTCTTTATGAATTTTACACCATTTGATGAACATCCACAAGTTAAATTTTTTCCAGGGAATTATGATTTAAAAGAAAAATCTGCGTTTGTTGATGCTTGTGATGCAATGATACACGCAAGAAGTGGTGGTGAAACTTTTGGTTTGGCCGTATCAGAATTCGCCCTGTCTAATAAACCAATCATTACTTATGGTCTTTCAGGTGAAAATAACCACATAGAGATTTTAAAAGAACTAGCAATCATATACAAAGGATATGAAGACGTATTTGATATATTTGAAAACCTTTCAAAATATATAAAATATGATAATTATGATTTACCTTATAAACAGTTTAGTCCTGAAATAATAATGGACAAATTTAACAGAGTATTCTTATCGTGAAAATATTATTTACATTTTTAGCAATTTCAACAGGGGTTGAATCGTATTTGAAATCATCAAAAAAACTAATATCAGAAATATTAAAAAACACCCAACATGACGTTTTACTAACAACAAATAAAGTTGAATACTATAACGACATTAACAATAGTAGACTTATCGTAAGGAATAATATACCTAATGATTCTGTCTTTATGTATAGAGGTGATGTTGAATTTAACTATAATTTAAAATATTTGTCATTTAAAGATTTACCTGAAGGGTATGACGTTATTTTTTACATTGACGGGGATATGAAACATAATTTTTGGAATAAGGATTCTGAAAATAAATTAAAGTCTTTAATTGATTCTTATGATTGGTTGGCCACAAGACTTAATTGTGTTTTAAAAAATGAAGTTTTTCAATATAAAACAACGGGTAACACATTATTTAAACACAAAATTAATTCGTACGAAGTTTTAAATTGGAGTGATAACGATGTATTAATGGAATCTTGTTTACCAAGTGAACATTTTTTAATTTTTAAATATGACAAAGAAAAACTTGAGAAATTTTCAAATAAATGGTGTGAGTTAAATTCAATACTACAAAGTAAAAACGGTGGTGATGGTAGTTGGGGTGATGGGTTTGAGATGGGAATTTCTGCAAAATATGCTGGTTATGATAACATGTTGGACTTACCACATGGTAATTTAGAACATGATTTTGGGTTTATTTTTAATGGAAATAAAGAATAAAAAATTAATAATATGAATACTTTAAAAGTAGAAACGGATAATTTCATAATTAACACATTACCAAATGATTGGTGTGGTTTGAGTATTTTTAATCAAAAATCTTGGGAACCACATATTACACAGTTATTAAAACGAAATTTTAATTTAGATTCAGTATTCGTGGATGTTGGGAGTAATTATGGATGGCATTCAATTAAAAGTTCTCCATTTTGTAACATAGTTTATAGTTTTGAACCTCAAAAACTTATTCATAACATCCAAAACACAAGTATTGTTGAAAATAACATTTCAAACATTCAATTATTTAATTGTGGTATTGGTAACACTAATGAAACTAAAGAAATGTCACCAATTGACTACAATAATCCAAGTATTAACATGGGCGATTTAAGTGTTGGTATTGGTGGAGAATCCATTGAAATTAAAACATTAGACTCATTTCAATTCCCAAAAGTTGATTTTATTAAAATTGATGTACAAGGATATGAAAAATATGTATTAGAAGGCGCTAAAAATACTATTACAACTTATAAGCCAACAATTATTATTGAAATGGAAGACCATCAACTTAGGAAATTTAATTATGGTGTTGTTGAATTGTTTGAACAATTAAGAAGTCTGGATTACTACATTTATTTTTTAGACTACCATTATCCATCTGACCATGTTTGTGTTCATAAAGACAAGTTAAATGAATTTATACAAATTAATGGTCAATACATTAAACCATTAACTAACAGTAACGATTTAAATCGTAATATTGAAAATGGTGTAACTGAAAAAATTATTTATGACCAAGATTAAAGTATTAGGTAATTGGGATACATCTGAAAATATTACAGAACGACTTTTAAAACAATTTAAAACACCAGAAATTAATTTAACAAACATTCAGTTTGTTTATGATGATTCATACGACATAATAGTATTCTTTAATCATGTTTGTTCTGATATTAAAGAAGGTAAAAAATCATACGTATTTCCGCATGAGCCAAGTTGGAATGGTTCACATCAAAAAACTTTTAATGATGGTACTGTTATTTTTGGTTTTAAAAATGAACTATATAATGGTACTTGTATTGAAACATTGGCACATACTTTTTATGGTGGAAGAGGTCCTTGGATGGACCCATTATCATTTTGGAATTATGAAAATTTAATTTCAACAAATTTTATTAAAAGTAAAAATATTTCATCTTCTGTCACCAAAACAGATTTAAATTACGGTGGAACATGTGTATACCCACAAAGAACTAAAATCGCATCAATGATTGAAAATTTAAATTTTGTTGACGTGTTTAACGGTGGAAATAGTAGTCCAAAAAGACATGACTCTTTAGTTAATTATAAATTTAACATTTCTATTGAAAATGAATATCAAGATAATTGGATTAGTGAAAAATTCTATGACTGTGTTTTAACTGATACGATACCAATCTATTTTGGTTGTAAAAATATTAAAGAAATATATCCTGAAGATGGTTATATATTAATTGAAAATATTAATGATGTTAATCAAATAAATGAATTGTTATATTATGTTGAAAAAAACTCAGATGAATTATACCAACAGAAAATTAATGGTTTAAAAAAAATAAAAGAAAAATACTTTAAAGAGTTTAATTTATTAAAAAAAATAGTAGAATTATAATATGGAATACGAAGATAAAGTTTACAAAAAATCAAATTTAGAACATAACGACAGCATATCAACTTATGATGGTTGGGGAGCACAACAAAACCCAAACGCTTTTGAGGTTTTTTATAATTTTTTAAATGAAATTAAACCATTAAGGATTTTAGAAATTGGAACATCATTAGGTGGGTTCACATCATTTTTAAATTACGCAACAAAAAGATTAAACATCCCATGTAATATATTATCATACGATATCCACTTTAAAGATTGGTATAATGATATGATAAATGAAGGTATTGATGTTAGAGTTGAAAATGTTTTTAACCATCATTATACTGAAGTTAAACAAGAGGTGATTGACTTTATACAACAAGATGGTATAACATTAATACTTTGTGATGGAGGCAGTAAAATTCATGAATTTAAAATATTATCCAATTATATGAAAAATAATGATTTTATTATGGCTCATGATTATTCACAAAATAAAGAAACATTTAAAGAAAATGTTTATATGAAAATTTGGAATTGGCATGAAATTGAGGATAAAGACATCCAAGAGTCATGTGAAAAAAATAATTTAATTTCTTATAATCAAGAAATTTTTAATACCATTGCATGGGTATGTAAAGTAAAACAATAAATATGTCAGTTACACTTGTCACAGGTTTATGGAATATTAAAAGAGACGAACTTACCGAAGGTTGGTCTAGAACGTTTTCTCATTATTTAGAAAAGTTTGACCAATTATTAAAAATTGATAATAATTTAATAATTTTTGGGGATTCTGAATTAGAAAAATTTGTATCGGAAAGACGTTCACCATCAAACACTCAATTTATTTTAAGAGATGTGTCTTGGTTTAAATCAAACAATTATTTTGATAAAATACAAACTATTAGAACAAACCCTGATTGGTACAATAAAGCGGGTTGGTTAGGTGAGTCTACTCAAGCTAAATTAGAAATGTACAATCCATTAGTCATGAGTAAAATATTTTTAATTCATGACGCTAAAATTTTAGACAAATTCGATTCCGAATATATGTTTTGGATTGATGCCGGGTTAACAAATACTGTTCATCCTGGTTACTTTACACATGATAAGGTTTTAAATAAACTTTCTAAGTATATTTCAAAATTTTCTTTTATAACTTTTCCATATCAAGCGGAAACAGAAATTCACGGATTTGATTTTAATAAATTAAATTCAATTGCCGGTAATAAAGTTGATAAAGTTGCTAGAGGTGGATTTTTTGGTGGTCCTAAACATACAATAACGGATATTAATTCAATTTATTATGGGTTATTATTATCAACATTAGACGAAGGATACATGGGAACTGAAGAAAGCCTTTTTTCTATTATGTGTTATAGACATCCAGATATAATAAATTATTTTGAAATTGAACAAAATGGATTAATTGGTAAGTTTTTTGAAGATTTAAAAAATGATACATTAAAACTTAAATCCGAAGGTAAAATATCAGTTGAAAATACTTTGGATACCAATAAAGTTGGTTTATATGTTATTACATTTAATAGTCCAAATCAATTTGAGACTTTAGTAAAATCAATGTTAGAATACGATAAAGATTTTATACTTAAACCTAAAAAATTTTTACTGGATAATTCTACCGATATAACAACAACTCCAAGATACCAAGAACTTTGTGAGGAATATGGGTTTGAAAGGATTAGTACTGGTGAAAATCTTGGTATTGTTAGAGGCCGAGTTTATATTGCCGAACATTTTGACACGACAGATTTAGATTTTTATTACTTTTTTGAAGATGACATGAATTTTTATTCAAAAAAAGGTGAAGTATGTAGAAATGGTTTTAATAGGTACGTTACAAATCTTTATAGTAAATCACTACAAATTATTAAAAAAGAAAATTTTGATTTTTTAAAGTTAAATTTTACTGAATTTTATGGGTCTAACGATATCCAATTTGCTTGGTATAATACCCCACAATCATTTAGAGAGGTAAATTGGCCTAACAAACCAAAATTACCAGTTCAAGGTTTAGACCCCAACGCTCCTAATACATTATTTGAAAATATTAAGTCATATCAAGGGTTACCATATGCTACAGGTCATTCGTATTTATGTAACTGGCCGATTCTTTTAACAAAAGAAGGTAATTTTAGATGTTATTTGGAAACAAAATTCCAATCTCCGTTTGAACAGACATTAATGTCCTACGCTTATCAAGAAACTGTAAAAGGACATATAAATCCGGGAATTTTATTATTAACGCCCACTGAGCATCATAGATTTCATCATTACGCTGCGGAATTAAGAAAAGAATGTTAATTTAATCTTTATTACTTTTTTTTAATTAAATTCATCCAATATCGGATGTTAATATTTTTGTTTTCTCAGGTATTTATAAATAAAATTTAGATGGAATTTATAATTAAAAAAAATTCAACGTTACCCTTATTAAAATTGCAAATTGTTAAAGACGGTAGAAGTGATTACAATAACTTTATGAAGTTAATTGAAGTTTCATCAATATTCTTTTCAATGACTGATATTGAAAGTGGAATACCAAAAATTTCATCTAGACCTGCAGGGTTTGTAGAAAAAACTTTTGATGAACCAAACGCTGAACCAGAATATTATATATATTATCAATTCACCTCAAAAGACACTAGTAAAACTGGAAGGTTTGAAGGTCAATTCATGTTAAGAAATAGTGACGGTGTTTTAATTACACCAACTAGAGAAAAATTATATATTAATATTCAAGATTCGTTTATTGCTGACGATTTAGAATTTACATCTTGTTATGTTTCAGATTTTCCGTGTTGTGTTAACCCAGTCAATCCAACACCAACACCAACAAATATTCCATCGAATGATTTAACAGAGATTGCTATACCAAATAATGATATTCTATCATATAATATTCCTGATAATAATTTAGATGATGACATTATACCAAATAATGATATCAGATTAGAAATTTTATTATAATTACGGATATTTATAAACAAAACAAAAAAAAATAAGTATGTCAATAGGTTTAAGATTTATCAGTAATAATTTAATAGGTAAAACCGCCGCGGTTACCTTTACACCAGCGTCAGGTGGAACATTACAAAATTTAGGTATCAAAACAATACCATTTAATAACGTAACTTCATATCCGTATGGTAGTTACAATATTAATGTATTAGAATATAATTACATTTATAATTTTAATGTGGCAGAACCTGCACCATTACAATCTGGTTACACAACTACTCTTAGAACTATTGTTAATCCGGAAGGTGGTTTAGCATATTCATCTTCAACATTATCTGAATCTTGGGGTGAATACACAAAAGGTTTTATTGCCAGTAAAGGTTATTCTGCGGATGATATTATTTATGCTGAAGGCATATGTTCTGATGATGTCGATGGACCTGTTTTTACGGGAGTTGATAATATTGGACAATTTCCAAATTCTATGAACACATTTCTTGGTCCGTTTATGTCAGGAGGTTTGGCTGGGTTTCCATTTGTTGGAACTGTTGGATTAGGAGCATGGGCGAGTCATATTACGACTGGAGGAACTTTATTTATTACAAGTACACCACACATTGGTGTTACTATAGATGGTCGTGCAGGTAGAATGTTTAGAAAAGGCAAAACAGATAGTATTACTGACAATACTTGTGGAGCTGTAGCTGGAGCAATAGGTGAGGTATTAACAACTTGGAGTGCCACCACACCAACATTTAGTACTTATTCAGGTTCAGGTGATTATGAATTTTATAAATTAATTGATATTTTATGGCCGTTTAGGGGTACATTAACAGGGTTTACGGGGTCAACCGAACAAATCTATAATAAAAGAATGGTTTTTTCGACAAATAAAATTAAAGAAAACGCATTTGATTATTTAAAAACTAATTTATCTGGTGCGACAAGTAGTGTTTTGGCATCAAGACCTTCTCTTGAAATATTTTTCTCTAGTGGAGTGTTTATTAACACTGATTATGGATATGAATCATATGTTAATATTGACCAATTTTGGAAATATAGTATTGACGGTGGTTGGGTTGACCTAACATCAGAATATGTGTCAGGATTACCTTTATAAACAAAAAGACCTTCGGGTCTTTTTTTATTATTTGACTTAACTAAAGATTTCCAATATATTTATAGAAACAAGACAAATCTGATTTAAAATCAGAGCTAATATGTCATTTTAAAAAAATATAATATGATTAGTCAAGAAGAAATTAAGTCTTTTTTAGAAGGTAATGACCCAGAAGAGCATATAGTATCAATTGAATTTGATTATATGTCAGATTCAATTTATAAAATCAAAGAAATCCCTGGTCAAGGAAAAACAATTAAAAAAGACACTTTTACCGCATTTGCTTGGGTCGGAGACCTAAAAGAATTAAATTTTTATAAATCGTCCAAAGCGATTCAAAAAGAAGCTATGTCTAAATATGGTATCATGGTTGAAAAACTTGAAACTAAAGGGGACGAAAGATTGGAATCGGGATTAAAGTTTATGGTTAAATCTCTTAAAGGGTACCGTTCATTAATTCAATTTTTTAAAGATGGTGGTCTTGAGCCTTGGGGGGAAAACACAAAAGATTTAATCACTATTTTACCTCCTGTAGAACAGTATCTCATACAAAAAGAAAAACGATTATTTAAAGGGTATAGTGAGTATAACGATATCACAAGATTAGTATTTGACTTAGAAACAACTTCCCTTGAGCCTAAAGATGGGCGTATTTTCATGATTGGTATAAAAACCAATAAAGGTTTACAAAGAGTTATTGAATGTTCTAATGAAGAAGAGGAAAAATCAGGTTTAATTGAGTTTTTTAATATTATTGATGAAATTAAACCAAGTATTATTGGTGGATATAATTCAGCAAATTTTGATTGGTTTTGGATATTTGAAAGATGTAAATCACTTAATGTTGACATTAAAAAAGTTTGTAAAACTTTAAATCCAAACCATAAAATAAAACAAACCGAAAACTTATTAAAATTAGCTAATGAGGTTGAACGATACAATCAAGTAGGCATATGGGGATATAATGTAATTGATATTATCCATTCTGTAAGAAGAGCTCAAGCAATTAATTCTGGTATAAAATCTGCGGGTCTAAAGTATATTACAAAATATATTGATGCTGAAGCTCCTGACCGTGTTTATATAAATCACGAAGAAATTGGGAAAATGTATAAAGAAAAAAATGAATTTTGGTTAAACGTTACCAATGGCAAATATAAAATGGCTGATAAACCAGAATTTAATGATTTAGATAAAAGATTTCCGGGGACGTATATCAAAGTAACCGGAGATAATATTGTTGAAAGATATCTTGATGATGACTTAGAAGAAACTTTATTAGTGGATGATGAATTTAACCAAGGTACGTTTTTATTAGCTTCTCTAGTACCAACAACATATGAAAGAGTATCAACAATGGGAACCGCAACTCTTTGGCGTATGATTATGTTAGCTTGGTCATATAAACACAAATTAGCAATACCTAAAAAACAAGGAAAACGTGATTTTGTTGGTGGGTTATCAAGGTTATTAAAAGTTGGTTATTCTAAAGATGTATTAAAACTTGACTATTCTTCACTTTACCCTTCAATACAATTAGTACATGATGTTTTCCCTAAATGCGATGTTACTGGTGTAATGAAAGGAATGTTAGGTTATTTTAGGGATTCTCGTATTATGTATAAAAATTTAGCATCCGAATATAAATCTATTGATTATAAAAAATCATTATCATATGGACGTAAACAATTACCATTAAAAATATTTATAAACGCTTTTTTTGGTTCGTTAAGCGCTCCTCACGTTTTTAATTGGGGAGACATGGATTGTGGAGAAAAAATTACGTGTACTGGTAGACAATATCTTCGTCAAATGTTAAAATTTTTTATGAAAAAAGGATATACCCCACTTGTTTGTGATACAGATGGTATGAATTTTTCATTACCAAATGATGGGGTAGATAATAGAAAATACATTGGTAAAGGTCTTAATTGGTTAGTAAAAAAAGACAAAGAATATACTGGTTATAATGCGGATGTTGCCGAATTTAACGATATTTTTATGAGAGGAGCGATGGGTTTGGATTGTGACGGTACTTGGAAATCGTGTATAAATTTAGCAAGAAAAAATTACGCCACTTTAGAACATGAAGGAAAAATTAAACTAACTGGTAATACTATTAAATCAAAAAAATTACCTCTTTATATTGAAGATTTTTTAGATAAAGGCGTTAGGATGTTACTTGAGGGTAATGGTAAACAATTTGTTGATTGGTATTATGAATATTTGTCAGTTATATACAATAAACAAATTCCTTTAATGAAAATTGCTCAACGTGCCAAAGTTAAATTAAGTATAACTGATTATGTAAAACGTTCTAAACAAACAAGTAAGTCTGGAGGAGCTATGAGTATGATGGCTCATATGGAATTAATCATTAAAAATAAATTAACTCCTAATTTGGGCGATGTGGTTTATTATGTTAATAATGCAAACAAAGCTTCTCAAGGTGATGTTCAAAAAGTTTTTGCATTTAAAATGACAAAAAAACAAAGAGAATTATATGAAATTAAAAACGGTAAACCAGCTCCTCCCGATAAAACTGAAATACAGATTAATTGTTATTTGTTAGAACAAAAAACTTTAGAAAATAATCCAGAAATGAAAGGCGATTATAATGTTGCTAGAGCTATTGCCACTTTTAATAAACGAATACAACCATTATTAGTGGTTTTTAAAGATATTGTTAGACATTCATTGTTAGTTAATAATCCAGATGATATGGGGTTATTTACTAAAGAACAATGTGAACTAATAAATGGTCACCCATTTAAAATTGAAAATCAAGACACTATTGAAGATTTATTAGAAATCACTAATGATGAACAAACATTTTGGAAAAATATAAATGTTTCTCCTGATTATATTTATGATTTTG